CTCTCCACCAAACGTTAAAATTTTAAGTTATTCACAGAAAATCCGAGTTATTCACAGGTTATCCACAGATTTATCCACAAAGTTATCCACAATTCCCAGAATTGCCGCATTGCTAACAATTGTTAATAGTCTCATGCTATAACCTATCGAAACATCATTCCCGATAGTCTGACGTAATCATCGCTTGTGTACACATTCACGCCATGCGCTGTGTAATGGTTGTATATGCCCTTGCGCTCATCCTGCCCTTTAATGGTGTGACATCCAGTGCAAAGCGATTGAAACAGGTTCACCTTAAACTTTGTCGCATCACGCCTATGCGGGAATACATGGTCAACCGTTGTTGCTGCCGTTATCTTGCCCTCGTGCTGGCATCGGGCGCATAAAGGTTGTTTGCTCAGTTGCCGGGCGCGTATCTTATCCCATGCCTGTTGGTTGTATAGCTTGCTGTTCGCCTTCCCTGTCTCAGTCATGCCACCGCCATGCTCAGTGCAATATGCTGATCGTTGCGTCTTAGGATTGCGGCAGCGGTATTCCTTACATTCGGTATTCAGTGGTGCGGTTGGCATTACCTAGCAACCCCACGCCATTGCAGTGATTGATAGCATGATTTGCATTTGGCATCCGGATACATATCGGCATACCAATATCGCCCATCAAAGTAACAATATTCGATTACGTCTGTGCGATAGATTGGATAGAGTCGCTGATATATACCCTCGCGTACAGGTAATTGCCATCCACTAAACCATTGCGTAACCTGCATTATTGCCCTCGCATGAATAGCCGGTCTTTCCCGGCAGTCATTAGCAATCTGCAACCATCCAGCGCGCCATCGTGTTGCTCTCGCCTTGCTAAACTATTCCGCTGCTTCCTGTGCCGGTGGTGCAGCAGGTTCAATGATCGGTGTCTTCATCAATGCCGACAAATGCTGAAGTGCAACATATTCAGCGGTATCTGGTTTCGCCTTTGCAAGCCGGGCATTAATCTCTTTAGCATCTAGCGTTTCGAGATAACCGGCAGCAGCTTGCGCCAATGATTGGTAAGTGTTGGTCAAATGTTCAATTGCTGCATCAAGTTGTTTGCTCATGATAATTCCTTATTTAAAACGTCTGAGTTTGTAAATTGTTGTGTCGATCAGATCAGCAATCGCATCAACCAAATTCTGTATTTCTGCGTCCTCGCCAAATAATGCGCGACCTTCCGTTAATTCTTTGCTTAAATATTCCATGTACACAAGCGGCTCCATATCTTCGTATGATTCCATTTCCGTTGGAAAATTGCGTAAAATGATATTGTTCTTGCCTTGATACGCTTCAATGACCGCATCCACCAGATCGGGTATTTCATCATAATATTCACCCAATGCAACGTGAGCAGCAAACGATTCGGTTTGCCAGTGCATGATGTGCGTAATGATGCCCGAATGCAGCAAATCCATCACCAATTCGGTTAGCGTTTCATCGCCATTATCTTCACCCTTTACCGCCATGCCGTTTTTAATTGAAAAAGTAACCATTACATTTCCTTATACGTTTTTAATATAAACGCCTTCAAATGAGGCAGTGACATAAAAATTTGTGCCTGATAAAGCAATTGCTCTTGCCTCAATATCTGATTTTTCTGCAATCGGCAAAGGTATTTCAAAATCATAAGCAATTACATTGCTGTTTGCTGTTACGTCAGCGGCATTTCTAAATACGCCACCAAAAGGACGCACCACAAATTTTCCCAAAATATATTGTGATGAATTGTTTGATGCCGCCGTAAATGTGCCTCGATAAACATAAAATGTATAACCTGCTGGCACTGTCCACATTGCCATTAATGTTTGATTTTCGCCCAAAGAAATTTCAGCGTACACAATTGCAGGGATACCAGCGGTTACAACACCATCACCAATATAAATTGTTCCAGCCGCCGTATTTGATGCGCCAGCGGTTACAACATACGCTCGAAATACTCTAATAAATAATGCAGCCGTCAAAACTGGCGTTTGACCATTCAATGTGACAATTTCGCTTATTTCATTGTAATTTTGATCCAACCCAGATACTAAAACGGTTCTTGCGCCTGTTCCCAATGCCGAATCATTTGCGTTTGCACTAGAAACTTTCATGTGAATCGCAGATGTTGGGTAAACATACAATGTGCTATGCGACCATATTGTTTCAATTTCACCGTTTACATCAGCAGAATTTCCATATTTAAATAATTGTTTATGCCCGGCAATCATGCCCCGCGCCACTTGAAGATTAAAGTCTTCGGTTCGCTCATATTGCGTGATTGATGGGTTGTAAATCATCTTTAATCCCTAGTGTGCTTTTCTATTTCTGCCCATGCCATTTCGGGCGAATTCACCACGGAAATTTGCCCTTTCCACTCATAATGCCATATTCTTTGCTCTGGTGTAAGTGCCTGTGCTGATAGCGGTTTGCTGCCATCTTTAATTTCAAGCAATATATTTTTACCTTTGTATCCGCAAACTAAATCAGGAAAGCCGCGCCCGGTTGCGCTTGTCACTGCAACTGTGACATTCTTTTCGCGCAGAAACTTTACAATCTGCTTTTGGTTATCATCCACCCGCGCAATTTTCATTTTCTTTTGCCTTTGCCTTGCATTGCTTCCAATTCGCGCATATCCATCGCCAGATCAGCAACACCATGCCAATCCTCACGCGCAATCATAACTTGTAAATATTCCAAGAATACCCTGCGTTGCACTTCATATTTTAGATAAATGTTTTCAAAAATTTGATTATCGTTTTTCATACCACTCTATCCTTTTCTGTATTTTTGTATCTTCCGCACGAATGTAATGTGAGCAATCATGCTCACGATCCAACGAATAAAATGTCGCAAGCGTCATGGTGCAAAGGCCAAACCCATGTTGCGATAAAGTTTTGTCTTTTCGCAAGTCTAAAAAACGGCATTCAATGCAGCGCACTTGACAAAGCTTCCTTCGCAAAACTGATCTGAATGTGCGTCAGCGTTTTATCGCCAGCCTTATGTCGTTCCATAATCAATTTTGCCCATCGCTTATGATCAACCTGCGAATCCTGATTCTTAATAACTTGCGTTTCTGCAATATATCGCTCTGCCACTTCTTTTGATGCTGGTGCTGGTGCTGGCAATGCGATCATTGGTTCGGGTATTGCAGACCATGCGTTTTTTGCCATTTCTTCCGACAATGCCGCTTCCCATCTGCCTTTAATGTTGGAATACGTCTGATGCTTCAGATCAAACGCGCCAATCTTTACCGATGCCCAAAAAATAGCAGGATGTGACCATTCGCCCATGTTGCCATGCTCACGCGCAATTACGCCATTGACCGCTTGATAATAAGCGGCAACAGCATCCACTGATGGTTTACACAACTTAATGAATTGCGGCAGCGTTGGAGGCCATTCCTGCGCCATTAGAGCATTTGCGCCTCGCGCAACCTCATCACGCGACAACTTGCCCAATTCTTGCGCCCATGTTTCTTTTACGCCCTGCAAATTAACATCGCGCCACATATCCAAAAATTTGTGCCCATAAAGCGAAACCATGCGATCAAACAATTTTTCAATCCATGCCATCGGCAGCGGATCAGTTGATGTCGATAATTGATTCATCATAATTCCTTTTGCCTGTCAAAACTTCCATTGCTTCGCGTCTGCTTTTGTCTTTTGCGCTTTCATAGGGTTTAAACGATCCTGCTTCTGCCCTTTGATTGCGTACCCAATTTCGCCATGTTGCAAGCCAATCTGCTTTGCGCCCTTTTGCGCCAGCAACCGAAACCCAATAATCCCGAAAAGTATCAGCAACCGCTTTCACTTTCAATTCTGGTCTTTCAATTTTGCAAAATTCGATCATTTCTTCGGTTGGTTGCCAATCTTGAGGCAATCGCGTTGCGCGAGTGCGCTCTACACTGGTTAATGGTTCATGGTTATTGGTTATTGGTTTATGGTTATTGGTTGGTTGAACGTCCGTTGCAACGGACGTTGTACGTCTGTTCAACCGAGCC